GCCTGGTATACCATAGCCATCCCTGCCATAATACACGGCTCCCGACAGCACAGTCCATAAATCTTGCGCCACATGTTGTGAGCCTGTAACTGTTGTTCCATCACTTCCAGTTATGCAAAATACCGGTGTTCCTATGGTGTACCTATGTGCATCACCGAACCCCGCGTCCGTCCCAGTTTCGCTTCCATACACCCCAAACATGCCGTCATTAACTGTATATGCACTAGAGTCATTAGTCCATCTTTGTACTCCATCGATTTCTGTTCCACCAGATCCAGTTCCGTGAGTCATTTCTTCTGCTCCACCAGAAGAAAGATTTGAATTATCCCAAACCTGAATTTCAATAAATGGAGAGCCGGTCTGCGTCCATGAAGCGGTTAATACTTCGATCGTGACATAAGAATTAGTTGCTGGGCCCGAGCCTTTTTCTACAGTAACTCCCTGTTGCGAATAGAGAGAATCATCGAAATACCCAGGCATAGATTGGTTTATTATCTTGTAACCAGAGCCTCCAGCGGGTAAATTATGGCCTCTAGTAGAACTTGAAACCACTGTCTTGAGAGACACTATTTTAGATCTAGAGTTTCTACCCACGGTCCCGATGAGTCGTTGAGAGAAAATGTTAAAAGTCTTTACATTTAATCCTTGGACGAATGGGTAAGACGCTGTTAGTGGCGGATATACAGTACTAGCCATTACATCTTCCTCAAGTTTATCACAATTTGTCTAAGCAGCAAATCAGTCTGTAGCTGTCTTCTATCTTCTTCTCCGAGATATACGGCAGCTTGAGATGCATAGCACATCTTATTTCTTTCTAGCATATGAGACTCTATTACAAAGTTAATGCCGAGGAAATTAGTGTGGCGTGGTACTAGCCTTTCAATCATGATTGAAAGAGAATCATCAAACCATTTAAAGAATTCAAACAGTTGTTTGAAACTCATTTTTTTATCTAGCCTATTAAAATATATCCTTCGCATTTTTTCTAACTCGGGATAAGATACAGCAAACTGAAGCTCTGGACTTCCGATAGCATTATTAAAAAAGTCTAATGAAGACATAATGAGAACAATGTCTTCATTTAAAGCTCGAACAGCGGAAACTTCAATACTAAACCTGGTATCGTCGAATGCCGCGTTCTCAGCTCTGACTTTACTCACAGGAGCTTTCATGGCGTTAAACTGCTCTATGTTTATGTCTTTCTTAAAGCCTTGGACTCTTATCTTGTTTTCTGCAGATCTTTCGTCCCACTTAGGGTCTAAAGTTGAAAATTGAAAATATCTCGGATGAATCACTCTAACAGAAGGCTCAAACTGTGTTCCTGAGAGGTGCATCTTGTTTTGGCTAAAATCAAAAATAGCAATTTCTCCAGTCGGTCCTGATCTCGTAACTATTTGATCGATGCCCGCATCTATTCTTAACCTTTCAAATGCACCCGAAACCACTGTATCAAAGTTGAAATTTACTAATGGATTTTCGACGCCCAAAGACTTAAAGTTTCTTAAGTGCTCTTTTGTTTCGTTGTGCGTCAAAGCTTTAGTCCAAAACCTTATTCTTGCCGTTTCACCAGCAGTAACTGAAGTTCTTGCTAGATTGTTACCAACTTTTGAAGTTGAATTTAGAAATCTATCGCCAGAAGTATTGCTAAAAGAAGAAGAGCCAACTACGAAAAAACATCCAGAAGAATTATAATCTTCTGAGTATGTGCTAAAAACATCATGGATTGGCGCATCAGCTTTCCAATATGAAGATGTGTAATGATATTCTTCTATCGTTCCGCCACTCTGTCTACCAGCCCTAACAAAATAAGAAGCGGAAGTATATGAACCAGTAGAAGTTCCTATATCTCTTCCTGCTGAAACATGCCACTTGTTTCCATCAAATAAATTAACTCCGTGAACGTATAAGTGAAGTAATGGAGAATCTGCATTTCTTCCTGAGCGAACAAATAAATTTATTGACCCTGATTCATAAAGACCAGATCCAGTACCACAAGCCACTAAATTCATGATACAGCCCTCGTTTGCAGTAGAGACATGAGCTCCGGTTGTATACATTCTCATCAAGCTTTGAGTGGGCGGTGTTGTAGATCTATTTAAGTTAGAAAATGAATATATTCCTTCATAAGTCCAAGACGCAGTAGTAAACAATCCATCACTTCTAGCGTTAGAAACTCCGTGGATTCCATAAGTTTTAATATCTGCGGCTGTTTTCATGAACGTCCCTTGCGGAGTTGGCCAGCCAACAGTATTTCTCGAACCGCTCAAAAATGGAGATTTAATAGAAGAAAAAGATCCAGTTAAACTGAGCATCTTTGAGACTTGCGTTAATTTTCTTCTAGAGTCAGCGGTAGTTACAGTCTTAGATCCTCCGAACTCCCTAAATCTAAAATTACTTTCTGGATTTATGCCAGAAGCACGCATCAAGGCTTTTATACCATGCATTGTCCCCTTGGATCTAATAACGTGATTGAGGTTTGTGAGCATCCTACGCCATATTTCATCCTGAATTCTTCTCAGTGTTTTTTGAGAAAGAGATGGCTCATAATTAAGATTTTTACCAAAGTGAAACTGAGCTATATTAGCATTGGCAAAATTAGTAGGAAGATCGAACCCATAATGGTTAGCAAAAAACAGCAACATTTGATCTGAAATTGTGCCTTCGCTATCGTAATCCATTTTAAGCAAGTCACCAAATTGATCTATATAAACTTTTATTTCATCGAAAAATTTTGCCCAAGTAAAAAGTAAAGATGCAATAATTTGCGGTGATCCCATCTTGCCGCCACCTGGAAAATCTTTCGTATAAGAATATGCGTCGCCTCTACCAGCATATTCGTCATCGTAGCCTTCTGTTGTTGAAGCTTCTAATAAATAATGTGCTGGTATTAACTTAGTGATTAAGTTTGGGTTATTAGCATCATATAAACTTGCAGAATATAATAAGTCAACATTAAGAGCTACGACATCGGGTTGTGCCGGGAATAAAACTGGGTTTTTTGACTCGTATTCGTATAATACAGGCCGAGTTAGATCACGTAAGTCCCGAAGCGTATAATCAAAATTTTCTATTCTAGAATGAAGAGAATTTCCTGACGCATCGAGGACTATATTGTTGTTTGGATAAGAACCAGTAGCTTCATTAAACTTAAAATAAGCCTTTAGCTGCGGCGATGGCTGTACGCTAGCGCTCATTTCGGTCTTAATCTGTTTTTGAGTTCTTAGCCCTTGGAATATTTTTACTTCGTCTAAGGAACCAGAAAAAGTTTGGTTTGGCCAAAAGCCGATCGAGAGATGCTTAGACCCAGAACCAATCAATAGATCGCTAGCGCCGCCCGCAAAAGATCCCATCGCTGCGGAGTTTGAAGATGAAGCTACTAAATTACCAGAAAGATATATTCTCATCTGTGGTATGTCAGTCGTATTTCTATCATAAACACACGCGATGTGTCTCCACCCACCCCGAGGGATGCGTGCAGTAACTGTTTGAGATGTTGATCCGCTTGATATTCCGAACTTCAGCTGTGTATTCTTTAAATGGGCGCTAGGCGATAAGCCGATAGTGTATCCACCGACCGAGGCCACCCCATTGGGATCATTTATTTTTTGAAATACAACTTGCCTGCCATTGGCTTCATTCGGAACATGAATATAAAACTCTATTGAAAAGCTTTTTGTTCCGGGGTCTAAAACAGTTGCGGCGTCTCTTCTCGTAGAAAGCGAAGGATAAAGAATACCCGCGGTATCTTTTATTCTGATGTAGCTTCCCTCTGTTGGGGGTCCGTCATCAGACCCCGAAAAGAAAAGCCACCCCAGATGCTTTGGCCATTTATCAAATACCCATTTTTCAAATCCCGTGAGATTTTCCATAAAAAGATCAATGTCGCCCTGTTTTCCATCGAATGGAAAGTAGTTAATAACTGTATCAAAAGTAACGTTTACTTTTGACTCGGCTGAATTAAAAAATGTGTGATTAACAAAATCAGACCAATCTAAAGGTATTTGTTGCGTGCTTTTTAAAGGTGCGCCAGGAGCATCAAACTCAAATGAATCTCCGCCAATTAAAGACCCAGATAAATCCCCAGTGTCTTTCTTTAGAACTGTTGGATCTTCTTCTGTTATTTTTGTTACAAGCCGAGGAGAAAAAAGACCTCCCCTAGTGAAAAAGCTTGTGGGGCGTTTTGCCATTAGTTCACCTTAAAGCTTGGGCTCGCTGCTTCATATATTCTATTTTGATCAAAGTCTTTTACTAACAAATCTATTACGTATACATGGCCGCGTGGGAGCGATTCACAACGGAGCTCAAAACTTAATCCTCCGCTATTAGAAGAAAGTTTAGTGCCTCCGGTAGATGAATCAAAAGGAATAACTGTTTTACCAGTACTCTGATTTCTTATCCTATAATAAACTTGCGATAAAATTATACTCTTTCTAGAATACGGAAGTTTACTAGCTTTATCTTTTATTTCAAAATTTCTTATAAAAATATTGAGCTTAGCTACATCTAAAGAGTTATAAGATTTTTCCATATTGGTAAAGTGGAAAAATAAATCAGCTGGAGCATAATTGTAAGATGTTCTATAGGGTAGCTTTACTTCTAAGCTGCCTGTATAATACCCAACTGTTCCGTCTATCGATGTCCAATATTCGTCAAATTCAACAGAGCCGCTCTTGTACGCGAGGTCTAATAATCTTTGAGTAGTGTTAACTTTTGTAGCTTCGTTTAAAGAAACAGCGAAAGAAGCAGAATATAAACCCTTAGCTCCAGTGCTAGAAGTGCCATCTGTATGTTGAGATCCGGTAAAATAAAGAGCTAGATCTTGTTTTTCTAACCTAAGCATTATGCAGTTATTGCCAGAAAGCTCGGAAGCAGCAGTTCCAGATAAGATATTAGCAGGAGTTCCCCGGTGAAAATTATTTAAAAATATAGATCCACTCACGTCAAAAATAAAGTCTTCGTGGTGGTCGATAATACTGTCATCATAGCTAATATGAAGCTGTGGAGCTTTAAATGGATCTGACACGTGTCTTGATCCAAACCTCTTAACAAATCTAGTTTTCGTATCCGTTTCTTGAGAGCCACTAAAAGAAATCCTGAGCCCCATATTCGGTATTTGATCGCTCAATACACCAGAAACTATAGTAGTAATATCAATATCTAAATCTTCGCTGCCTTTTTTGAAAAGCTGAACTTTTCCAAGGTCTACTACTCCAGAGCCCAAAGACCCAGAAGAAATATAGTCTATATCAGTAGATCCAAGTAGGCCACCGTGGTTAGCGCCCGTAACTTCCCAAACATTGGCTGAGCTATTAGAATAAGAGGCGGTTATCCAATTAGCAACATCTATGTCTTGAAATGCTGCTACATCTCTTCCGACACCCTCGTCGAAAGATTTTGAAAGTGGATACACTATCGCTTTAAAGTTTTTTGGCACCCCTTGTCCAGCGTAAACGTCGAACAGTCTAAGTCTAGCCCTAAATGTATTAGAATTTACGTCTAATTTAGAAGCTGTCAAGCTTTGAATGGTGTCGAAATTAAACTTTAAAAGAATTCTAGAAAGCTCAATAGGGTAATTTGATCCAGAAAGAGAAGACTCGTTGTATAGCTTAAAAAGGTCTAAGGTTCCGGCTCTTCCAACATTCGCATCAGTAGCTCTAAACTTATTGTCTATTATTTTATTAGTAATATAAGTGCTTTTGCTAGCTGTCAAAATTAAATACATTTTATTCCTATTGCGCCGTTCCTATTATTACAGAATCAGGATACTTCATTTCGAATATGCAGCCTTCTGGCCCGATGAAAAGGCCTTTATGCTTGTTTTCTTCTAAATCATGCTCGTAGTCGCTGTATGAATTAGCCCCCACTGTACCTGAATAGTTGATGAATTCTAAATCTACTAAAGATAAAACTCCGTCTGTATTAATAATCGCATTAATTACATCGCTCTCTACAATTGGCTGGTCTATCTGAAAATATTTTATATCAGAAACTTCTTTTATAGCATTTATCACATTTTGGATAACCGTACTTTTATTTGCATCTGGTGAGCAAACAACAGAAAAATTAACTCCATAATTTATAACAGTGGCATCTAAAATATCTACCGCATCAGAAACTAATCGGAACTCGTTGAGATATTTTGAAATATTTATTTTTAGAGCGTCGGGAGCAATTACTAAATTTAAATTAGCGTCTCTAGCTATAATGTAAAGATTAGACGACAGTGGATTATCGGGGTTATGGTGAATTCCTGCTCTAAAAATTCTCCCAAAAGTATTTGGAAGAGTGTAGAGTCTAGCTAATAAATCTTGCTGCGTAACAATTCTAGCTTGTTGGTTTCTAGCTGATTGAATTAAAGCTTTGAGCCCTTCAATAGATAATGGAGGCGCTCCACCGGAAGCGGGAACTAAGTTTTTAACATCCAAAGATTGAATTACAGAATCCTGAACTGAAGAGCTCGGATTTTCTGGAAACATAATCTCTAAAGATTTGATAGTTCTAATAGACTCTGCAGATACGTTGTGAGTGGACCCTCCACCATATCGATACATGACCTCAATTGAAGTGTTAACTGGCGCTATTCCAAGTGTGGAGGTTCTTAATAAAGCATTCGGATCTATAGAAAATCGAGGCATTGTTGTTGTGCCGTAAAGTGGGAGAGCTAAAACACTAAGGTCTGGAATAATGTCGTCATCTGGCGCGCTCGCGTCTCCAGAGCCAAACTGAATAGTTGTAATCCTAGTTCTGAAATCGGTGTTAGTTACGTATCGATACGGTGCTGGTATGACTTCTAAATTAGAAGTTACAAGATTTTTTTCATCATCTAAATTTTGGACTGCTTTAAAAACGGTATCTTCTGCTAAGGATTCTACTTTATAATATAAGTTTCTTTCTGAATCTTTTACTCTAATAATTTGACTTACATCTTGATTAGATAAAGTAATTTTTCTAAATGGTTTAAGAACGTTGGGTATTTTAAAAGATTGAGTTATAATTTTCCCAGATATAATTGTTGCTTCTTTAGTAAGGATAAAACTTGTCGGATTATTAGAGTCGTCTACTTCTGAAGTAGTATACGTCGCTATTAAATTTCCATAATCATCAGTTTCTGCAAAATCACAATCTTCTACTAAAGTAAAAACGATTCCAGAATTAGATTTTAATTGAGTTTCTTTTTTAATCATGGGAAGAGCGGATATTACAGGCGTATAATCGCCAGAATCAGAAATTTCAGCTGGGGCAGATATGTAAAACGTTAGCGTGCAAACTGAGGGTGCTGCGCCTGCGATTGGAACCCCCGCATTTTTTGCATGCATTATGATATTAGAAGGCTCAATAGCAGTAATCGGATTTAGCTCGTTAAACTGATAATCTAAATAAAACGACATTGTATCGCCAACGTAAGCAGCCATTTCGACTAAAAGGCCTCCGAGGCTTGCTTCTGAAAAATCTTGAATCTTATCAGGAAAGAAAGTTTTGGCATACTTTATCAAATCTCGTCTGAAAGCAACGAAATCTTTTGCAAGATAAGATTTTTGTGATGTTTTGGCTACTATTTTTGAAGAGTCGACTGACAAAATTATCCTCCCATATATAAAATGACTTCCATTGCTTGCTGGTTAATTCCAGCAACTGGAGCCGAGTAAGTTATTCTTATTCCATTCGGTGCAGTGCCACCCGTGGTGCCATCTCTTGGAGTAGAAAAAGTTTCAAAATTATGTAAAGTTATAAACGGCATATATTTTTTTGTTGCTTTAGTGATTCTCAACATTGCTTCGGTGTCTGTGCTTTCCGAACCTAGCTCCATTACAAGCTCTTGCAAATTAGCACCAAAATCATACATTCCAATTCTTTCACCGTGATTAGTAAGAATTAAATTTTTAAAATTATCTTTTATTAAAGACGCCTTGTCATGGTGCATCTCGAAAAGATTTCCGAAATCATAA